CACACCTTGGTGAGACGATCACTGGAAAGGGCGTAAGCCTGCTTTCCCGTCCACAGCCATTTGTGATCTCAAGTATGAGTGCTGATAAAAGGGAAGACCCCTTTATGACCAAAAGTCGTACTCAGCATCTCCTTGCCAAAAGACCTTTACCAGAGACCTTACGAGGTGCACCTTCTAGCTTTGCCCATCGATTCCACGCAGCTTACTGCTGGGTCCATGGGGAGTGGGCCAAAACCCCTGGCAACCTTCTCAAGAATTATCTTGATCTGGTTCCGGGAGGATCTGGTACAACCAAGTCCTTCTGGACACTCCTATGTGAGACTGCAGATTTCTATCCTGCAGTTAGGACGATGCATCGGTCGCAACCAAAAGTTGCAGTAACTTCGAAAGAAGTGAAAGGTAAGATAAGTCTTACTGAGGATCCTGGGTCTCGGGGAGCTCAGGTTCTAACCAATGCACATCCGACAGGGAAGAATGTCTCAGGACGTTTAGCCCTGCTCACAGAAGCAGCTGGAAAGGTACGCGTGGTGGCACTCTTAGATTGTTGGACTCAATGGGCACTTAAGCCACTCCATGATTGGATCTTCTCGATCCTTCGGGAGATTCCGCAAGATGGAACTTTTGACCAGCTTAAGCCGGTTAAGACCCTATTGCGGAAGGTAGGCAATGATACTACGATTTACTCGTATGATCTTAGTGCGGCCACCGACCGAATTCCTTTAGTAATTCAGGAATTACTATTGAGTCAAGTGTTTGGGAAGGAATACTCCAAAGCCTGGAGTGCCCTTCTCGTGGCACGTCCATATTGGGTCTCCAAAAGAGTCCAACGTGAACGTGGGCTAGCAAGCCGTGCCCTATTCTACGGATGTGGGCAACCCATGGGTGGATATAGTTCTTGGACTATGTTAGCCCTGACACACCACGCCATGGTTCAGTTCTGCGCATTCCGTTGCGGAATACCAGGTTGGTTCGGCCTCTACGCGGTGTTAGGCGATGACCTTGTCATTGCCGATAGCCGTGTTGCCCGAAAGTACCGTGCACTCTGTAGGTTACTTGGTGTCGAGATTGGATTGAATAAATCCTTAGTCTCCAAGGGTAAAACCCTTGAGTTCGCTAAGAAACTCTTCTTCCAAGGAGAGGACATTAGTGGGCTGCCACTGAAGATGTGGGCAGCTGCCCAATCTTCATCCGGTGTTATGGCTGCTCTTGGAGCGACCACGACCCGGGGAAGTCTCTCGAACTTTGTGCGGGCTTTCGGCGGAGGTTTCAAGGTCTGCGCACGTGTTGCTGACACACTTTGGGAAAATCTCCCGAAAAGGGTCAGAGCACTAGCGGTAACCTTGACGCACCCGTTTGTTGGCTCTCGTTTTGCGTATAGCACGTGGCCTGAATGGCTCTGGAGTCGGTCAGCCACTGACCGGGGTTTAAACCCGGACATGCTGACACAGCTCACACCGTTCTGTACTGCTGTGCAGACAGTGTTAGTCGATCCGGCATTAGAGACTCTTGAATCATATCAAGAGGATCTGTTCTTCACTGATAAAGTGGAGGATCCGGTAACACGGATTGTCGATACTACAACCAATAAGGCCGTAGTGGACGCAGAGCGATCCATACAACTGGCGCGGAAATCCCTTCAGCATCTTCAAGGACTTAACATCAAAATGAATTTGGTGCAAGTCTCAGCTATTGTTCAACAGATATGGAAATCTGTGGACAAAGCGGGACTGGTCCCTTTACCCTCTACGAGGGCTACTGTCCGGGTGGATATCGATCCTTACCGCTTAAAGGTAACCAACATGCTTCGGCATTTTGGGTGGCTACGGTCACTGGGACATCCACAGCTTCCACAAAGTGGAGCCGGAGGAGATGTTACAAAGCCTCTTAAAGAGGAGTAAGTAACATGGGAATGAATAATGACCAGTGTTTCATCTGGCACATGGAACATTCAGATACCTACCACCAATACTAACTGATTCTTTTAAAGGAATTCAGGAAATAGAGGAGAG